GATTTAGAAAACCTTAAAGAAAAAATCAAAATTATGAAGAACGACGATCTCCCTTGGGCTGCAACACATACCTATTTTTTCTTTGAAAACACGTTTTATATCGATTCAATCGATTATACCTTCAATATAAACAATCCGCTTCAAAGTTACCAACGTGCTGCAATGCTTTACTTAGCTAAAAATATAGAAGTTTACATCGATCAAAATCGTCTATTTTCTAAATCAATTAAAAAGTCACAAGCATATGAAAAAAATAAAGACTTTTTTAAAATAACCCCCACCCTAGGATTCAGATCACTACTCAGTGCCATATACATGCAATTTTATATATTGCTAAATGAAAACGAAAAAAAAATATGCCCTATTTGTAACGAACCGTTTCTAGCAAGAAGAAAGAATCAAAAATATTGTATTAATAAATTTGATGATACAAAACCATCAGCTTGTAAATTGACAGCAAAGAGCAGAAATTACAGAGCTAATAAAAAAAGAGAAGCACAAGAAAAGACACAAGGAGATTAAATCCCTGTGTCCTTTTTCGAACTCTTAATATAATTAGTTATAAATTCATCTAAATGCTTTTTACTTGCCAATAACTCTTCGTGAGCTGCAGACAACCAAGTGATATTTGAATCTTTTTCATTTACAACCTGTTTTAATTGAGATTTAAAGTGGTTATAAGAAACGAAAAAGGGTTCTAATTCATAGTGCTGCAACTTTTCTGAATAGTAAACTCTCTTCGCTTCTAAATAACTTTGAAACGATAGATTCAAATAAGTCAATGACAACTGATATTTTGAATCATCGTTCCCTTCAACCAAAATATCGTAAGCATCCCTAGCATCTGATACAGTATGAGTTAATAAAACTTGAAAATAAGAAGCTACGTTAGATAAATCCTCATGTTCTTGTTTGTCATTAGTACTCATAATAACCCTCCTTGCAATTCTAAGTAAAAAAACAAATTGATCTATGAAATTGTCTAAATACCCTAAATTTAATCTTAAGGTTCTGGAAAATCTTCAACAGGGAAAACTACCCCAGCTTCTTTTTTAAATTCTTTATACATTTTTATTCTTTCATGGTGCTTCATCTTGTTTTCTGCCATCCCTTTATCTATAGCGTATTTTTTCAAAATATCCTTATTTTCTAAGAATTTTTTATAATAGTCCTCACTATTTTCAATTAGAATTTTATTAAAAAAATGGTCGAAATGATCAGGGGGAACATCAGCCTTACCTACTAATCTAATATCAGCAAAACCTAATTTACTTTTATGAATAATCCTCTCCCTAAATTTATAATTACTTAATGCCAAAACATCACTTGAAAAGTATTGGAAGTGTGTTTGAAACCCTAAAATACCAAAATGACTGAAAAAACCAGCAGTAGCAATATAAGAAATTTTTCTTGAAACAATTACAGGTAAACACTCTAAAGTGCAAGCACGTGCTACTGTTCTCCATATTTCAACCGAAGCCGGATATAGCCATTCTCTAATATTTTTAGCTTCAATACCAATAGGTATTCCATTATTTTTATCTATTACAAAAACATCAAAACCAGATTTAGAATCGTATTTATATATCTTTTTACCATCATAAGCTAAGATTTCTGATCCTGGCAATTTTACTAAATCTCCAACACTATTAAATTCAGGCCCTGCACCAATCATTGAATATTCTTCAGAAGCTATCACAGTATCTGCAATCATTTTTTCTAAGATATTTCCGCATAAATTTTCATTTTGAACAAACTTTAAAAACATAGAACGCCAACCTTGAAAAGCCTTAAACCGTTGTAAATCACCACGAGTACCAAAAGTTGCTAAGCCATAAAATTTAGGCGGAGAAACTTCATTTGAAATAGTAGGTAAAAGTATAATTTTTTTCTTAGCTAATAAATTGCTTATTGCAGTAGAAAAAACTGCAGGTTCAGCCCTTTGATTAAAAGGACCAGCTTCACTAATTTTTATATCCATATGACGAGTATAAGTTACTTTATAAGTACGTAGAATATTAAGTATACGTTTTTCTGCAACCCCAACCCAGAACTCAAAACCACTCAATGTTTCACCACCTAACGAAACCCTTCAGACCTAGGGAGACAAAAGGCCTGAGAGTTATCAGTGTTTATAAAGATTTATTAGTATCCTCCCCTGAGAAAAAAAGAAAAAATAAAACATCACAAAAAACCAGAAAAAAAACACCCAGCAGAAACAGAGAACTCACTGCCCGAAAGAAACTCTAAGTTCATAGCAAGCAGGCTTACGCCCTTAATATAAGCGTACAGACCATTCACACTTTTAATTGCTTCTTTAATTTGCTTACATACGAGCGATCTACACTAAGTTTCTTTGCTAATTCAGTCTGTGTCGCCTTTGGGTCCTTCTCTAATGCTACCTTCAGATAAATTTAATGCAGTATCGTCCCTCCGTAGAAAGGGATCTGTGAATAATTAGGGGGATTAACTATTTAGCCAATGATCATTAGGAATCTCACCAGCTGAACGATCTTCACCTGCATCAGATGCGGCCGCTCTTGGATGGATCACGTAGATATAATAACTTTCGATTGCTGTGGTTAGTAAATTGCTGATCGATTTTATTTCACCTTTTGTTTTAGAAAGCACGTTGTTTAAGACGATGCAAAAATCATTGATATGTAAGTCGTTTGTAGCTGAAGTGTAAAAAATCTCAATATCCAATAAAGAAACAGAATCATCTATCAATCTATCCATGTTTTGTTTTATTACTTGTTTCATTTTTGTTGGGATTTCTAGCTCGTTTAATTCTTCTATTTTAGATAGATAGATTGTTTGTTTATTTTCTTTATGTATTTTCTCTTCTTGTGTATTATCTTTCTTGTGTAATTTATTAGCTGCGGGTTTTGAGGTTCTCATTTTGAGGTTCTCATTTTGAGGTGCTGAAAACCGGAAGCTCAAAATTTCCCCTTGTTCCGCCTTTTCTATCTCTTTAACATCATCATCAGTGAAAGGTTCGATACTGAAGTAATGAACATATTCATTTTTGTTTCCGTTGCGTTTTTTTACAGAAACAACATGACTTTCAGCCTCTAATTCTTTCCAGGCATTAGCTATACTTGTCTTTTTATTTTTAGGGAATCTTTTATATAGTTCCGTTTTATATAGCACCCAATCTTCAGGATAGGATTGTAGGTTGCACAATAGCCCGATCGCTTGAAGACTTAAACGAGGATGTTGTAATATCTCCCGTGGAATTGATTCATAACCTTTACCTTTTTTGAAATTTTTAATTTTACTCATATCTGACAACCTCCTATTTTTAAGCCCGGATACAGCAAAAAAAGCACCGCCTTCCCTTTAGAAAATAAAGGAAAACAGTGCTTTTTGATATGAAAGACTTGATTATCAAATAGTAATTTTATATAATGACTATACAATAATTCAAGGCTTTTCATTTGCAAGTGTTTTCCCTAGGAGGTTAGGGCGAACGGTTTATAAGTGTTGGTAGCACTTATAGACACGCTTTGAAAAGTCTTTTTTATTTGTCCGTTCTATGTAATTATTTACTATTTTAACTCTTATAATCTATCAATGCAACGCAGAGCTTAAAAAGGTGAAGAAGCATTTCGCCTCCTCACCCTCAATCCAATATGTTTTATCGAGTCGTAGTGTTCCCAGCACTGCGACTTTCTGTTTTTCTTCCTTCTTTGTATATATCATCAATAATCTTTTGCGCTTCTGGATCTCCTAATTCAGCTTGTATAACGACTTCTCTTATTATATTAAGTTCTTCGCTTGGTAACATCGGCTAATCCCTCTTTTCTTTCCAACATCTCATTAACTAACTTTTGTGCTTCTGGATCTCCACGATCTGCGTAGATAGTTAATTGATTCACTATAGCCAACTTATCACCCTGTTTAAATTTCGTTAGTACCTCGATCACCTCTTCTTTTTGTTCTTCGCTAAGTTGTTCTACTAGGTCGAACATTATCTTTCTGTACATTTGCTTGTCCATTTAATTAATCCCTCCCTTATCATCTGTTTCACCTAACAAGTTACTTAAAAATTGAATGAATAAGTCTAACTGTTCATCATTAAGTTTGCTGATTTTCTCGTTAAACTCTTCCAAAGTCTGTTCGTTCATGTGCGTTCAATCTCCTTTTTTGTTACATTTTGTATTTAATTATTACTTTATGTCGTAATTATATTACTCCTATCGTAATTTGTCAAACGATTATTATATTTTATTTCTTCTATATGATATTATATTCCTAAAGAAGTAATTAAGGAGGTAGCAATCATGACAGTAAGATTTCACGTTTCAGAATTGTTAGGTAAAAATAAAATGACACAAAAACAACTATCAGACGCTACTGGTATTCGTCCAGCTACAATATCAGCCTTATACCATGAGAGCATAAAACGAATTGATACAAGCCACATCGAGAAGCTCTGTGACGCTTTGGACTGTTCGCTTTCAGAACTTATTACGATAGAAAAGAACACATGAATCTATGTACTACACGGACCATAACCACTACACCAGTAACTACTCATAGATTTTTGGAAAGGGAGGGCGTTACATATGCCAGTAACAACATTCACCGACGAAGAAATTCAAGCATTCGTGACTGAGATCAAGAAGCAATTGATTCCTGTTTTGGTCCAGGAACTACAAGAGAAGCAACTGCCACCGTTACTAACAAGAAAACAATTCATGGAGCTTGCAGATGTTAGTGCTGCTAAATGTAATGAGTTGTTCCATCGATCGGACTTTCCGGTAACGAGGGAGCTCGGTCACCCAAGAGTGCCGACAAAATTATTTTTTAATTGGATTAATGAAAGTGTTAGGAATACTAGTGAGGTACCGTTGAAACACCCATACAAATAAACAAGAGGGGGAGTTCCACATGGCTAACCAACCGTCAGATCAAGCGCTGTTAAACCTAATCAGCTTTTTCAAACGAACAACGGTTCCTAGGTTGATGAAAAAAGAACAAGAAAGGCAAGCGAGAGAGTTAAAAAATAAAAAATAAAAACCCCTCTCCGATTACTAGAAGGGTAATGACATTTATGTATAATTTCGTTTATGCAATGTCTTGAGAAGAGGTGGTTTTTGAGCATGTTTCCATTTTGGAAATGTGCTTTTTTTATTTCCTTGGCTTTTTTCAAAGCAAAAACCCCCTTCACAAAGAAGAGGGTAACATTACATAAGGGTATAAGCAGGGCGGCAATCCTGATCTCTGGTAACTACCTAATAGGTAGCGCGTGGGGAACCTTTCCCACCTCAAATAACCCTTATGTTATTAATATATTCAATCACTGATTTAAAATGTATTGTCTGTACACTTATATTATAACCACAATACGTACTTTTGTAAACTTGCCGTTACCATTCAGCCTATTTAGTGAAGAAGGAAAATGGATGGATACGTTGAACACGTAAACGTTTTTGGATCTTGTCCTCTCCATTATCTAATATATAAAAGGAGCTCAAAAAGAGGCCAGTTTCTGCATTAAACTTGATCGGTAATAGAACATTGTCACCTACCACTTTGTATAATTCCAATGTATTAGGCTCCTTAGGATTTTGTCCAGCATAATCAGGAGTGGCAATCATATTCGGTATATCCAAATGGTACTTTTCAAAATCGTTCCAGTGACCACGCTTCTTTAAGTGCTTCAAAACGCCGGGAGGCATATAAACTTCATTACTAGAACATTTAATAGAATAATAGTCGATAATACAGCCAGGAATAAAACCTACCGACTGTGAATATGTAGCATTTAGATTTATTAGCATAGCATTACAACCTTTTTAGAGTTTATCCTCCAAGTATAGAGCAAAAAACAAAATTGAACATCTCAATCATCATGAAAGACTATCGCTATTTGAAATGATTCTTCAATTGCTTTTTCTCTTCCAGCAGCCTTAATTCTAATTTCCCTAATAAATCAGCGTTTTTATTTATGTCTTTTAACGTTTGATCTACATCTTCTGTGGATCCGTCCGCTATCTCCTTTTTATAACCTTCTAATCTTTGTTTTGCTAACTCAATTTCTCTTTTAGTTTTTTTGATGTACGTTTCAATTAGTTCCTGGTCCACTATTCATCACTCCTACTTATTGAAATTTTTCTATACATAGCAATAACTTTTCTGTTTTCTTTTTCCCATTCAAGTTTCTGTAGCATGGGAATAGAATACTTCCCCTCCATAAGAGTCATCAAATTGGATAATCTAATTGTTTTCTCTCGGGGGCTAACATTTAAACTCATTATTTTCTCGTATTCCGTATTTATTTCTTTAAGATTCATTTTCTTCACCCTTTTATATTTTTTGTTTCTTGTTCTGCTTTGATTCTGCGGATCTCCGCTTTAGCCAAAATCTTGTAGACTATGTCCTGCGTTTCTTTAGAAAACTCATTTAGATGTGGGGATCTTTGTTGTCTCATTCATCATTCTCCTTTCATAAAATCGATTCGCAAGCGTCATTTTTTTAACGTTTTTAATTTATTATATATCGTTGATCTCGGAACACCTGTAAGCTTCACAATATCCGATACACTCATCCCATTGTTTTCCTTGTCACCGTATAACGTCATGGCACGTTCTACATCTTTTTTAGGTCTAGAAGGTCGGCCCATGTGTTTCCCTTGTTCTTTGGCTCGTTCTCTTCCCTCTGTGGTTCGTTCTACAATTAAATCCCTTTCAAACTGCGCAAACGACCCTAAAATATTAAACATAAGTTGATGCATCGAATTGTTTTCTTCGCCTGCTGCAAAGGTCATATTATCTTTAATGAATTGAACACTCGCTTTTTTCTCATTGATCTCATTAACTAATTTATTTAAATCGATGATCGATCTAGCTAGACGGTCAATTTTAGTTACTACAATGGTGTCGCCTTCTCTAACTTGTTCCAACATAGATTTTAATTGAGTTCTTTGTGCGGTGCTTGTTCCTGTTACCTTTTCGACGAATATCTTTTCGCATCCTTCAGAATCCAATAATTCTTTTTGAGTGTTTAAATCTTGGCCTACTGTTGAAACTCTCGCATAACCAATCTTCATCGTTTGCCCCTCCTGTCTAAAAGTTAACTATCTTTGGTACTTTTAATTATAGACTAACTTTAAAACAATGTAAACAACAATAACAACAATAATAATAATAATTTTTATAGGTGTCTTGAAGTTAACACTTTTAGACACGAACGTTACTAAATTTCATTCCGAGAAGGGATTCGATAAAATAAATAGAATTATTATTATTATTAGCAACATCACCAACATTAAGTTAATATTGATATTAATAATCACATTAACATTAATATAAAAAAATTAAAGGGGTGATTTGATGGGGAAAGTTCTTGCTATATCAACGAATAAAGGAGGGGTTCTTAAAACGAGTCTGACTACAAACATCGCTGGCGCCCTGTGTGAAAATGGGAAAAACGTTTTAATTATTGATGCTGACAATCAAGGAAATGTAATGCTTAGTTTTGGACGTAATCCTGACGATTGCGAATTGACTCTGTACGATGTTCTTGTAGATGGTTTGCAAGCAGAAAAAGCCGTGACTAATGTCTATACAAGTAAGAATGCTAAAATTGACGTACTACCTTCTAATGACGATATGGCTTTCTTTGAATTCGATGTACTAACTGACCGTAAACAAACGGAACCCTTCATGTTATTAAAGAAGGCTGTGGCTTCGCTGGTGGATCAATACGATATCATCCTCATAGACACACCCCCTAACCTCGGATTGACACAGGGGAATGTTCTGACGTTTGCTGATTATGTATTGATCCCTTTTCAAACGGAAAACTACTCGATGCGTTCTCTTGTGAAGATCCTCAACGCTATTACAAGTTTCAAAGACAAATACAATCCGGATTTATCCGTTCTTGGTGTCGTAGCTACCTTGGTAGATCAAAGAACGACACTCCACAGTGAAGTGCTGCAAAAGTGTCGTAGATATTGTTATGAAAGAGATATTACATTCTTTGATACAGTGATACCTAAATCAGTTCGTTTTGCCTCTTCTGTGGCCTATGAAGGGTTACCAGCTACGTTAACAGATAAGAAAAATAAACTTGTTTCATCGTACTATGAGTTATTAAATGAAATGGAGGTTTTATAAATGGCTAGAAAAAAAGGTAGCAGCATAGCAGATTTTGAGAACGTGGCAACACCACCTGGCTCCTCTATTAATACTAATGATAACAATAATGTTAATAATAATGATAAAGATAACATTAATGATGATAATAAAGATGCTAATATTAGTATTAATGATGATATTAATACTATCCTCGAAGCTAACAAAAAGAATGAGAAGATCTTGGTTGGTATTTACTTTGAAAAAGAAGTGGCCAAGCAGTTGGATAAACTTTCTAAAAAAGGTGGCCGAGGTACAAAATCAAAACTGGTTAATGCAGCCGTTAAAAAGATTCTGCAAGAACAAAATATGATGTAATGAGACTAGCCTTCAAATATAGAAAGAGCCCCCCGTAGTAAAATGGAGGGCTTTATTTTTGAACGGAATCATAGGTTTTACCTATAAAATCATAGGATGTATCATAGGGTAAATCATAGGTTATCGCTGTCATATCTCCCCGTGTCTGGGTTTATGACTCTTTATAAATCATAGGTTGTATCCTATGATCTGCGCTGATTAGTTGATTCTCCCACCACTTACCCTTTACGGGGTCTCTTGAAGTGGAGGACTTCTTTCGGGGGAACGTTAAAGACTTATTTTTTCGACATTATTAGGGGTATGAGAAGGGTATGAGAAATGTATAATAATTGATATTTTGAAACGCCATTATCCTTTGTGTGGCATAGGATTTCAAAGGTAACTATTACTCTTTTTGAGTAGCTTTTTTTATATACCCCTACATCGTCCTGTGTCGACAATGTGCCACTTTGGCGCTTTTGAATCCTGTACTACTCAGAACAGAAAAAAGACATGATACTAAGGTGTAAAATAGTATCATCATTCTCAATGTCTGCACGCTTAAAATATACCGTCCTTAAAGGGTATTCTGATTTCATCGATACGCAATGATACAAAATAGGTATTTAGAATCATTAGATTGTTTTTTTGATCTCGAAGAGCTATTGTAACGCAACGAATAACGTTTGAAAAAACGTTCCCTTATCACGCCTTTTTTAGGGGTGTGTATAAATGGGCACTCTCTTTTTTTCGTGATTATTTTTACTAAAGATAATAAGAAGTTATCTTGATGAAATAATTACTTCCGAAAACAAACGTTTTCGGAAATAAATGAGTGATGTTCATAAGCCTGTGTAGAGTTTTTAACATTCGAATGACTGTACCATTCAAAACAAATAAAAACCCCACAGAATTAAACTGAGGGGCTAAATTCATTACTTATAGACTTGTAATGTTATTTAAGGTTTGCCACAAGTGGCAAAAAAGAGTTAATCCTTGACCACCTAACGTTACGGTCTAACCTCAAGCTAGGTGTCAAAGGGGCTATCCATTTTGAATTTCTTTTATTTGTTCAGTCAGATCTATCTCATGATGCACATAATGCATCTTCCCATCTACATTTTGTAATAGGTGAACTAAACAAGTTGCAGAAACCGTATCTACTTCTTGCGATGCTATTAATTCGTGTACATACAATAAATGGTTGAAATAAACATCCGCAACACTCCCCTCTTTGTTTAAAAGGTATAGAAACGGCGAGTCTGCAAAGTTCATTAATTCATCCTGCCGCTTTTCAATATCCTCCGTTGGCGAGAATATATTGTACCCATTATAATTCGGAGAAATTTCTTGTGTATCGATTTTTCCATTTGTGCCTAATTTCACACTTCCAGGACTCCCATTTTTGAAAAAACCAATCAAACAGACGTAAATAGAATTTCCATCTAAAAGCCACTTAATTACTTCATCGCCGTTTTCTTTTAGATGCTTGTACCCTTCTTCTAAAATCTGCTTAAAATCATCTAAATAATAATGATTTCCCGTTCTTTCTATTATGAAATCTTTCATGGGCTCACTTGCCTCATGCGTTCCGCCAGTGCTTATTAGCACGTTATTTGATATTCTGATAACTTTATCATAGCTGTCGTCTCGCTTATCAAGTATTTTTTCATCATATTCCATCGTTTCGGTGTATAACCTTCTATAAACCGAGCGCGTATCCGCTGTTACAATCACAAATGGGTAGGGATTTATATTGCTTTTTCCAACAGTCGCGTTCATTATTAAAGTCAATTCAACGCCCCCTTAAAACTATAAAATAATTCCATGATATTTTCAGCGTTTCTTTTCGTTTTTTCGCTACTCTTTACCCTAGGAGATGCTGGACTTAACCAATTTGGCTCTGGTATAGCGGTTTCCGCCATTGATTTTGATGTCTCCATCACACGTTTTTTCATAGACTCAATACCAACCACAAAACCTTCCCCAGTAAATTTCCCTACACCCTCCAAAACTTTGGATGGTGACTGGATCTTTAATGCTCTCTCCATCGTGCTAGCCACACTATTGGCTATACTCCTAGCAGTAGACATTACTCGCCCTCTCCCAGCTAGTAAGCCTTGATTAAGACCTAACATAGAGTTGACCCCTATTGATCTAAACTGAGACGGGGTGTTGTTAAAAGTGCTAACGATATTGCTAGAAAATACCCTTAATAAACTCAACTGTTGCGATGTTCCGTTCCTTAGTCTACTGAGCATATTCGACATTGCACTTTGCGTTATAGGATCAAGTCTATTTAAAGCCGTTTCTATCTGTTTAACAGACACGTTGTAACCTTGTACGATAGCTTTAAAACTATTTGCGGAATCTCGTTCCACAGAATCAAACATCTTTTGGATAGCTTGGACGACTTTTGAAGTGCCATCGTTGATACCTAACGCGAGACCGTCTGTGAGAGCATCGCCCATGTCTTGAAACACTTTTGATGGACTATTGATGTCAAACGCAGCCTTGGTGGCTTTTGTTGTATCATCAGCCATGTTTTCAACAGCGTTTTGTACATTCACGGATCCGCCATCAACTCCGACTACCACTCCGTCAGTCAGATCACCGCCAATAGATTCAAAGTCAGCTGCTTCAATTTCTTCTCGTAAAGTTGAAGAGGCGTCGTCTGCAAAATCGACCATTAAATCAACAGCTTCGTTAAGACCTCCACCTAACGATGTTTTTAAGTTATCTGCCGCCTCTTTGGGGGCATCGTTCATTAATTCTTTAAAGCGATCGAGTTCGTCGCCACCCATATCGGAAACGACAGCTAATTCAGCCGCCGAATCTGGGCCCATCGTTTCTAACCATCGAAGAAAACCTTCATTTCCCTCTTCGCCAGCTCCTTCCATTAATTCCGCAACGTTATCCGCCCATTGTGCTGTCATTTCTTGGTTATGTTCTAAGTTAGCTATCATTTCCTCGCCCGAAACCTTAGATTCTTTATCCATTCTATCAAAGGCATTTGTAGCGTTATCTACTAACTCATCATACGCGTTCTTCATACTGTCGAAGGCTTCTTTATGAGCTCCTTCTAAATCCTCATAAGAGGTTATTTGTCTTAAATTACCCTCTTCAATCGCTGCCGCTGAATTTTCTTTCGCTGTAACGATTTGTTCTTCTGTTATACCTTGTTGTTCCGCTAGATCTTTTAAAGCTGCTTCTAATGCTTTTTCTTCTTCTGTTAAGCCTGCTGTTATTTCTGCTGCATCACTTTTTGAAATATTACTGTTGTCTTCTGCTTCTTTTCTTTTATTGATTGTCTCTATTAATTGAGCTTCTATTTCTTCTTGCTCTTTTATTATTTCAGTTAATCTAGTTTGAGCTTCTTGAGCCAATTCTTGTTCCTTCATAAGTTCAATACGAGCTTGTATCTTATCGGAAGACTCGCTCAAGGCGTCTGCTTCTTCATCATAAGTTAGATTTAATCCCTCGACTGAACCGTTTAACTCGTCTACATATGAGCTTAGTAAAGCTTTATCTGCTGCGGATTTATTTTCCTTTCCTGAAAGTTCATCTATTTTCTTTGCGTAATCTTCATTTACCTTTGCGCTGTTGTTTATCTCACTTTGATTTTCCTTATATGCTTCTGAAGTTTTATCTATTGAATCCACAAGAGCATCATTACTATCTGATAGTTCTTCCGTTTCTTCGTTTAATCTATCAGCCTCCTCGCTCGAACGCTTAAACCACTTGACTACCGCAATTGTTGCACCAACTAACGCACCAATACCCACGGTCACCCAACCGATCGGACCCATCATAAATCTTAATGCTGCGCCAAATATTCTAGCTGCGACTGCACCAGCTAGTTTAGCGGCTGATCCAAGTGTTATTTGCCTGGTCAGCAAAAGTTCTGTAGCGACTGCTGTTAATGTTAAGGCGTTCATAACTGCCCTTGATGCTGCTAAAATTTTTGAACTTGCCGCATTAGCCATTAGAGAGATAGAGTTTTTCGTAACTGCTATCGTGTAAAGGCTTTTAGCTGCGGTAACAGTCAAAGTAACTGCTTTGGATACTTGCAGAGCTGCTACGGTTTTAGCTATAACCACGTGCATAGCATAAGCTGTAGCCATACCGATCAAAACAGGTGATAATGCTTGTACAACTGGCATTAGTGCACCAACAGCATCGGTAAAACCTATAACGTAAGGTGCAGCACTTTCAATCGCATTACCCATAGCTGCAAACGCAGCGTTCACAACAACTTTTAGACTGTCGAGATTTTGTGCTAAGTCCTTACCGGTCACTTGCTGAGATAACCGACTAAACGAGTCAATCATGCTTGCAATACCTATTGCGACTGCATACCTTAGGTTGGACAATGATGTGGCGATACCACTACTGGCAGTCTTTGCTCTGTCCGCAAATCCACCTGTTTCGTTGCTTAACTCGATAAGTTTTGCGTTGAAGTCGTTGAACGTAACGTCTCCCGATTTCAGAGCATCATACAAATCATTTTGAGCAGATGCTCCTGCATAACCAAATGCATCAGCTACATCATTCAAAGCAACACCCATGGTCTCTTGTAGTGTTCGCCATGATTGTAAATCCACTTCACCCTTCGCGAGCATTTGGACATATTGTTGTAACCCGCGTTGAGCATCAGCAGCACTAGCGCCACTCGCCATAAATGCGTTATTTAATGCCAATGTTGTATCAACTGCTCCATCTAAATCACCAGTCATAACGGCAATTTGTTGCGCTGTGGATGTGACGTCATCTAATTTACTAGGCAAACCGTCGATACCGTCAGCTAATGCCCTTATCGCTCTTTCTGACTCTTCGGCTCCGAAACCTACTTGTTCCATCACTTTTGGAAATTGATTAAGGGTATCAAAACGACTAATAGCATCGTCCATTGACGCTCTTAACACCTTAAATGCCGCCGCACCCACCGCAACAAGCCCAAGCGCTGTGACAAACTTTTTAATGTTGCTACCTGCTTTTGTTGATTCTTCACCGACGCCTTTTAAGCCATCTTCTGTCTGCTTAACGCCTTTACCGGCTTTAGCTCCTGAATCTTCGAGACCGTCCAAACTTTTTGATGCGTTATCAACTGGCTTGTTATCTATCGTAATATCAATTTTAATCGAACCGTCAGAAATGGTAATCACCTCCCCTAAAAAATATCAATTTTACTTCTTTTTAGCTTTTTTATTTAAGTATTCCACTTTTTTAGATTCTACTTTAGTGTTTCTTTCGCCCTCTAATTCTTCAATCCGATTAGCGATGTTTACACCAATAACATCAAGCGCCTGTTCTAATGCCAAAATATCAGGGTATTTCTTATAGATTTTTTTGAATGTATCGTCACCGAAAATAATGTCATATTGAGCCGCTATAAATTCCTTGTTTACATCAAGCGCAGCATCTACTGTTTTAACATCGATATTATCTATATCCATATCTTCTGGGAAATGGATATGTTTAGCCTTTTCTTGGGCTTCTTTTAGCTTTTCTTGCGCTATTTCATCCACATTGAAAAAACGTCTTAGGTTTTCTATCGAACTATCAAAAAATAATTCAACTGTTCCTATTTTTACTGGGAATCCTGTTTTTTGTATGTCAATTTTTATCATTATAAATTCTCCTTTTTTTATGAGGTTCTCATGAAATGGTTTCAGCGCGCTCCTAATAAATTTGCTGTTCTAATCATAATCTCGTCTCGCCACCGCATTGCTTGTCTTTTACTCACGAAACATCTTGCAGCTATAAGCATCCAACCGCGTTTTTTCCTCGACCAGTACCTTTGATCAATCAACACACGTTTCATGTCGTCTAATTCTTCGTAAACATCAGCAATAAAAGTTGTTATCTCTTTGAGGTAACGCAAACGATTCTCAACGATATAACGCTCATGGTCAGTTTCGAAAGTCTGTTTTTCTAATCCTTCAATCTCTTTCAATGAATGTTTATACTCTCGCCATTCCATTTCTAATTGCTTAATCGTCAATCTGCGAACAGGGTATGTCATAGCTCTCCTTTTAACCGTTTATTTGTTTCAATATGTTCCTGGTATCTTGTCTGGTCATGAACGGATCGTCTGCGATTGTTTTGATTTCGTTTACTGTTAACGGAGACATTTCTAAATTAAATATTATTTTTCTGATCACTCTAACGCATTCCTCACGTTTATCTATCAGCCATAAAGCAAGTTGGTCTGTCCTCATACCGTTCATAAACATTCCCATTTCATCAATGTAGGGAGTGCGACAGGCCATGTCATAAGCATCTGTATTCAAGTCGTGTAATTCTTTGATGTATTTTTCTAACGAGCGCATATATAACCGTTTTTCCATCTCATCGAACATTACAGTCTCGCTTTCACTGGCAATACTCAATTAAACCACTCCCCATATGACGATTAATTGACTTGTTTAGCAAGATTCTCACAAGCTCTGTCTAAAGTTCTTTTAACGTGTTTATCTGAACACCCAAGCACTTTAGACAGTTGTGTGTTCGTTAATCCTTCACTTTTCCAAAAAATCACTATCTCTTCTTTTGCTCTAAGGGAGTCACATTCTAAAAACTTCTCGGCAGCAGCAATTCTTTTTTTGTGCGTATTCATTTGTTTTAACATTCGCTCCATTCGGTAATTTGCCGAAACATCATCCTTAACCGATTGCTGGGAGAGCTCTTCAAATCTACGCATAATTTCTTTATAACTTCTTGTTGATTGAGAGTAATTACAAATTATTTCTTCGATCTCTTCCGGTTCATACATTCGCTTCACCTCTTGAATGCTCACCAATATTTTTTTTAGATAATTTTAAACATATTTTATCAAGTTGATTTTTAGTGGCAGTGACCGATTGCAATTGTATTTTCCCTATTTCTCGAAGCTTCTTTCCTTCAGAACGAAAAAATATCAAATCTTGTTCCTTTTCTGATAAACATTCATGTTCAAAACAAGATTCGACATAAAATATTTGTTCTTTAGCGCTGCGTATTTTATTTATCAATCTACCTGTTCTGGCACTCTGGCTTATATTCAATACTGCAGTGTCTGAATCGTTATCATCTTCTAACATTTTCATTAATTCCTTTAATCTCAACTGGTTGTTTCTATATCGATCTATCATCTCTTGTATTTCTGTAGAATCATACATTCGCTTCACCACCTTCTTGTAACAGCGTTATTTATGGGATGGTTCGGAAACACATCATCTTTTTTGTGCATCCGAAAATTCCATTAAACATTGTATTTAGTTGCGAATACATGATCCCTATATGCTTGAAGGTGCACTAATTTATTTGCCTTGCCCTCAAATGTTTTCCAGTGCATGTGTTTAGGTTTCCAAATGGCATATTCGTATATCTCACATGGATAAATCTCTAACTCTATTTGTAGTTTTCTTATCTGCCAAGCTAAATAAGAGGGTTTATTCCCTGACATTTTGCACTTCATATACGTCATCCCGTGACACTGCCTACATGCGAATACATCTGCAACGTCATATATCTTCGAGGTCCTACGTTCGCAAGAAGGACATTGAAGCCATAACCTCAGACCATAACCTACCTTGGTACTATCTATATCAACCCTATACTTATTCGAATCCTTGTCGAACTCATCACAAAAGACAAAGTAGTCCTGTCCAACTGCCACAAGTAAATGTTTGCGAGGGAACTTGAATCGATAGAGCTCATTAGTTCCTAACTTGTCTTTCACATTATCAATAGATATATAAGGGGTGCCCTCTACAGTTGTTTTATCAAGTCGAATCAACTGCACCCCTCCTTCCGTTTTGTGAAACTCCTAAATCTAAAGGAAATTTATAAACCGTTGCATCCTTACTTGTGCGCATTTATGCCATCATTTGCCATCATCTAAAGATGCGAAAATACTAGGTTTTACTAGGTTCTAAAGGTTGCCGTAATGCCATGATTTGCCATGCTAATGAGGCGTTTAACTCCCATGTTTTCCCATAGTTTATATGCGCTCAGTGTTCCGTTTGGTAAACTGCTACATAAGGCCGCGCAGTCCCACGAATAACCTTGATTTCATCATGCAACGTTGGTTGCAACGTTGCATCTTTTCTTTGCATAGGGTTGCAACCTTTTGTGTGCCCCCTTTTTTATTTTGTGTGCATACTTTTTGAACGGTAAAGTGCTAAAATAATCTTTCTGGATTCAAATGAAACCCTCGTGCTTTTAGGTCCTCAATAACATCAGTACGTATTGCATAAAATTGTTGGCCACTTTCTTCATGCTCATAATAAGCGCTGGGATGAACCCTAACCTTTCCGGATCCGCTTTGAATCACAGACAGCCAGCCATCATCATTTACGGCCATAATCGTTACTGTTTCAAATAAGCCATGCTTACGTGCATTCTTATTGCCCCACTTCGGATTTCTATTACCTGCATTGCCAGAAGCTACTTGGTTTCCAATTTGGAAACGTCCAGTTCTACAATCTCGATCCATCGCCCTCAATCCTTTACTTAGATGCGCTATGCATACCGTGTTCGTTTCGGAACGTTACGCCATAACATCACTACACCCCCCTCAAATAAATAAAAAGGACACTCTCCAACGCAAATAATTAGGCGCCGAAAGTGTCCTCCTGTTGTCAGGTCGAACGTTGTCATACAAGTTGTAAATGTTTTGGCCGTGGCTTTTCGAACTTCGTTTCTTCCCCTGTCTCATTATTTATTAAGATTTCTTTACCACTCAAGTCTGTTGTTTTCGTGTAAATGGTCAATCCTGTTTCATTCGCAAACTGTTCAGCTAATGTCATACCTGTTTCAAACCGGTGAACAGCTGATATAGCTGACATCCAATTAGCGGCGAATACATTTATGTGTATGTTTTGATATTCCATTATCAATGTTTCAACTTCATCGTGAATTTGTTTGTCCTGGTCTAATCCGTCCAAGTACTCCCTTGTATAAAAATAGTCCTTAATGCCGTATTCTTCACCGTCATACTCTTTTTCGATCGGAAATAGTTGCTCCACCTCAATCGGAGTTAACATTCCCATCAAATCAACAACGACCCTGAAGAGTTTTTCTAACTCGATAGCGTCTTGCCCTTTGTCATTTCGACCGATCAAGTTCGAATATCGAACACCGTTATACACTGCCCGCATCAAATATCCCCTATTAATCGCGTCCTTACCCTGTATGATTTCGACCGATCTTTGGAACATCCGGAAGTAGATCGAAGTGTAATCAACTTTCTTTTTTGGTGTACCGTTTATTACTTTCAACACCGACATCGTCCCCTTTATTATAACATTTTTAACATTAATATTAATGTTAATAACAATATTAAAAAAATGTTAATGTTAATGTTTTTTATGCTTCTAAACCTTCAAAATATTTCTAACTTGTGTTAGATTCTCTAAGTTACTCTTTGATGATCTCTATCGTGTTTGAATTTGTTTTTGAAAGACATATATAAAACCTTTGTTAAGTTTAATTTGACTCGGCGATTCTGCCGACTCCACCGATCTGTGGAGTGCACAATTTCGTGACCCTGCAATCATTCGCCTTTTAAAATGTTCCTGGCGTTATAGTAAAGGTGATGATAGATGTAATTTCCTGCGGCCTTCTTCGGTATAAACACCGCAGCGAAGTTATAACGCGCTTCAAATGATTTCAAACTCGCTAATAACGACTTAGGTTCATACTGCGATTGATAATTACCAGTAATGATATTTTCATAGCCGTTAGGATCTTCGACCATGATCGAAAATCGAACATTTTGAGACCTTATCAACTCATTTTCAAAACGTGATCGATCTTTAATACTTGCAGCCAATTCATCAATGCTATTCTTTCGCTCAATAGCAGCAGGAATATAGACGTCCCTCATAATCCCTAACTCTTCATTTTTGGGTATAATCGCGCTGTAATCTCCTGTGTCGACTTTTTTCGACATGATCCGGATTTTCTTCTTCTCTAAATACGAAAGGACGTGATCGTTTTGTTGCTCTCTCGTATCAATGAGGATCACCATCGACGAAAGCAATGTCTTTAATTCTTTCTCTGTATATTGATAATGCAATGTTGTTTGAATAGTAATCACCTAACTCCCTGTCAGAATTCCACAGTTCCTTATTTTCGGACAATAAAAGAAATAATGACTTGTACCACCTAAAACCTTAATAATTGAAATATGAGCTTATTAGATGCTTAGAATAATGTGCCTATTTAAACATAACTTTCTCAGTTTTATATATTTGTTTAATTTCCCCATCATGAACTTTCACTACTAGCTCTCCATAATCGGGCAACTCCACACATTGAGCTTGTCCTTTGCTAATCAATACAGCTTTCGGTTCCAAATCTCCTAAAGGGACCGTCACTTGGTCACGTCGATGATCAACAATCATTTTCTTCTCTCTCATACAAACACCCCTCACAGCTAGTCAATATCGTTTTAAATTGGTATCATGTCTATAAGATAAGTTTTTTCAGCTGGTGCTTTCTACTCTAATAGAGAGTGCCTTTTTATAACTTCAATTGCTCTACTCTCAAGCGTTTCCGATAATCCTCGGTGAATAATTCGATAAACTTCGTATTTTTGTTTAACCTACTAAAAACACGCTCTCCCACAGCTTTTTCTAATGCCTTGTCATTCAAATTACTTGAATATATTGTTGGTTTGCCTATTCTCGCATTGACGATGTCAAATATTTTAGTTTTAGACCATGAGAAATCATCTTTTAAATTATGGGTTTCAGCAGCCAAATCATCGATGATAAGTAAATCTAGCTTTTTGATATCGTCTAGTATCTGACCTTCAGATACTGAAGAGTGTTTATTGTAAGTAGACTTAATTTTAGTTAATAACTCGCCTGTAGTTATGAATCCCACCGTGAATCCTTTATCCTTAATTGTTCTTGCTATGGCAACTGACAAATGTGATTTACCTGATCCGCACGAACCCATTAAAACCAAATTAGCCCTATCTTCTTTGGAATTGTTGCTAAAATGCTGAACGTACTTCATACATAGAGATCTCGCTTTTTCCGTCTGTTCGTCACAAGGATCATAATTCCTGAACCCGGCTTCGATTAAATCATCTGGAATGAACCAATACCGTTCAGCGATAGCTCTATTTCTGTATGCTTCTACGTCATCCGTTGTTTCAATAAGTGATTTATCTCTGCATTCTTTACACCATAATTCATCAATTTCACTAACTTTTTTCCAGTCATTCTCCCCGAATACTCGGTAGACTAATTCTTGAGCTTCATTTTCTCTACATTTCTGACATTTCACATCTTGGTAAATAGCTTCGAACTCTTTATCCCTCAGCGACAGAACGCGTTTCTTAACAAAACGAATTGCTAACTTCCCCATATGGTCACTGCTATTATTAAAATTAACCACCTTGCACACCTCCTAGTAAGGTAACTCTTTTTCAAGTTCTTTAGTTTCTTGTTTTTCTTTTTCAGTTAACGGTTCATCGTTTTTAAAAAATTCCACTGGACGAGCCGTTGCTTCTTCCCATGTCATTCCTTTTGACTTACCCGCCTTTTGTTCATCGAACTTAGCGTTATACTCCTGGACTGCCTCGATCGTGAATAGGCCTCGATCGTGAAGTGTTTTTATAATCGACTCGACATAATTGGCTGGCTGACGTGGTTGTTCTTTAGCAGCTCTCTTGATCGACTCACATATAATTGCCTTTGGATCCCTAAAGTTACTTTCATCAATCCAGTAATCAAATTGTTGTTTCAAAATTGCGGACGGGAATGTAAAAAACTTTTCGTATTCTGTAATAGGATTAATCGAATCCTCATGATGGATATCTTTAGAGTTATCTATAGAGTTATCTTTATATATATCTTGGTTGGTAGTTTCGCCAATGGTAGCCTCGTTACTTTCGCCAATAGTACCCTCGTCAGTTTCGCCAACCCTACCCTCGTTAATTTCGCCATTGGTAGTTTCGCCAATGGTTAAACCGCCAATGGCAGTTTTGCCAACCCATTCCTCATAATTCTTATTGAATTTTATTACTCTTGAGGTCCCATTCTTAATTGATTGGAAGATGATTTTTTTATCAGCCAATGATTTGAGTTCTCGTTGAATATTCCTTCTCTCACATCCTGTCGCTTCACTTAAAAACACTAAAGATAACTTATGTTCTTTACGATTAAATCCGTATGTGTACCGCCACACAACGAGAATGATCCTGAACTGAGTGGGACTCAACTTAATAAGTGCCAGGTTCTCTAAAATTTCATGTGCAATACGTGTGTAACCTTTTTCGATTTGTACATCTGCCATATCCCCTCACCCGCTTTTTATTGTGCTTCTTGCTTTTCAACTTCTTGACTCAATTCCTCAATTGCTTCGAATACCTCTTTCTTCTTTTCTTCGGAAAGCTCGTACCGAAGCATCTGGCTTAGCTTAGGTTCTGTAATTTTCAAGTAATCCGCCAACATCCACTGCCGCAACCCTGCTTTTCTCAAAGCTAATTTAATATCCTTGTTATTGTCGAACATGATAACCCTCCTTTTTTAATGCATGCCTTTTTATTAAAGGTTGAAATAATAATAATAACGGTATATCCTTATTATAAAGCCAATTAAACAAAAAACTACACATCCCTTTGGGGATGCATTAAAGGAGAATCATATTAAATATGCATAAATCTTTTAATTTTCCAATCAGATGTGAATCGCCACAAATAGCAATAAACGAACCTAAGATTATAGACACCGAACTAGGGTTATACATTTGTGAAAAGAATCTTGATGTGAAAAAGTCTTATGATGCGTTTGATACAACAGAAATCATTCCATCTCTCATCAATTTAGTCGAAAAGCTAAAAAAAAGAGGAGACAAACAACAAAGAGAAGATAAAGAAAATGTAGATTTAATAGTTAAATGGGTTGAAAAATGGGGAATACTTCAAAGCAATAAAGAGGATCCTACCTATAAGGACTTTTATGGCCAAAGAGTCAGCGGATTAATTCAAGAAGCATACAAACTCCATGATTTATGGACTCTATACAGAGATGTGACAAACAGAGATTTAGAAAACCTTAAAGAAAAAATCAAAATTATGAAGAACGACGATCTCCCTTGGGCTGCAACACATACCTATTTTTTCTTTGAAAACACGTTTTATATCGATTCAATCGATTATACCTTCAATA